AAACTGAACGAACTTGCCGATTCAGTTGTTATCTTAATCTTGTCACCTTCTTCTAAAACGATATAGGCGTTGCCATCAAACTGTAAGTAACTTTTTGATGAAAAGTTGTATTGAGTCAATATATCAAGGGTGGTATTAGCACTTGAGTCATACCATTGAACAGTAATATGCTTGGTAGACCCACCTGTATTGTGTATATACATTACAGTAAATTTAGCGTAATAGCCTCTAGGACAGGTATAGACTGTTGTGTCTACTGCCGCTGTGGGGTTAACGCCAACTGATAATGCTCTCATTTCGCCTTTGCCTTATTCCTTGCGGAAATTGACTTGGCTTTTGCCTTTGCATCAGCCTTGGAAGAAGCACCCCAAGCCTTTAGCGAAAGAAGCAGTCTTGTCGGTTCACCATTCTTGTACTCAGGGCCACTCATGTTTCCCATACGAGCCAAAAAACTCGATCTTCTCGGGTTGTCACCCGTTTTTACTGGAGCCTTTAAATTGCCACCAGTTTCCGCATTATAAGATGCTCTTCCCTTGGCGTTCAACCCTCCAGATTTGGATTTTCCTTCACTCCTAGCCCATGCTGGGCTTTTGAACTTTTCCATGATGATTCTCCATTATTGTTAAACACCATTGATAAAGTTGCTCGGTAGAAAGGTCTGATTTCATGCGGTTCACAACATCACAAACAAATTGTACATTTCCTTTAACATAGCCTAAAGAACTATCTATTCTATCAATACTAATGTTTGTTAAAACCCTTCCAACGCCAGCAATATAAGTCATATCAACCCCAGAAATAGCACATTTGCCTTCTTGTTTTTTATATAAATCAAGTAGGTAAAAAATATCAATGTTAAATCCAAGGTGCTGTTTTCGTTTTGTTGCATGATACAAAATTGATGAAATAAAGTTTTTTGGACTAAATGATCTTTGTTTGCATTTTGTTAAATAACTTATTGGGTACTTTTGTTTTGATAAATCCAAGACACAACTTTTGCACTTTGTTCTATATTTTTTTGTTCCGTCACTGAAACATCCGTTTGAATAGAATTCCGATAAAGGCTTATCTATTTTGCATGATGAGCAAGTTTGCTCGCCAAGCAATAATATTGCCGAATGAACTGGCCTTGCTCTGTTTTTTCTTTCTTTAACCCTACGACATTGTTTGCAATATGGTCTATACCTTGTAGCACCATCCTTGCGAACTCCATGAACATAAAAATCAAAAAGAGGTTTGTTATTTTTACATTTTGGGCAAAACGCAAAAGATAAGTCATCTTTGCCACGAATGATAAAAGAATTGAATTTTTCCATCTTGCCATTATACATCGTCCAGTGTTTTTACCTTCGGAGCGTTGCCAAGCGGGAGTTTTCATCACTTCACCTTTTTTGGTTTCTTTGCAGTTTTAGCAGACTCAATAAACGCTTTGGCAGTTGGCGCACCTTTGCTACCAACCTTACGCATCCGTTCACCAGAGCCAGCTTTAATTCTTGCTTGTTTAGCATGGATATTGGCATATAAACCTTGTTTCATTTCTTCTTCCTTGGCTTGGACATTCCCCCTTCTGAGAGGGCAATAGCAATTGCTTGTTTGCGTGACTTCACTACGGGGCCTTTTTTACCAGAATGTAGAGTACCTTCTTTGTACTCGTGCATTACCTTGCCAACCTTCTTCTGTCCTTTGGTCATTTTCATGGTTTCTCCTTTGTAATTGGCCCACCAGATTTCCACGCATCACAAGTGCGGAGGGCGGCACAGGTGAATTGAAATAAGTCGCAATACCCAAGATTAGCCGCCTTGACAAAGTTCTCGTCATAGGACAACTCACCTTCTTTCTCATCTTTTTCTAGCCCACCAAGGATGCACTCCATCATCTTGGGAGTCTGGATAAATGCGGCGCAGTTGCCACAACGCATCCCCATAATATCTTTGGTAGGGGCGTTATACATCTTTGCCTTCTTTAACCAGAAAGAGTCATTTGGCTCTTCAGGGTTAGGAGGGCCATACCCATACTCTTTAAAAGCATGGTTTCTGTTCTTCAGATTGATGGAAACATCCTGAGTTGCCACAGGACAAACAGTTCCTGAAAGCAATCCCTCTTTCATCGGAGTAACTTTCCACCAATGAAGGTGATTACGCCACCAATCATAGATGCGATGGTCATACCAATCCAAAAGCCACCCTTAGACTTGTTTGCCAACTCAAGTAGTGCTTTTACATCTTGGGCAAGAGAGTGAACCTCTGTTTGGAGAGCCTCTACTTGAGCCTCCAATTTGCCAAAATCTCTTGCGTCTATGTCGCTCATAACAATTGTTCCTTACGGGGTCTACCCATAGGTTTCTTCAAAGTTAGTGTCTGCCTTGTTCCATCAACCTTCTCAACCTCCACAACAGCAGAAGTATCTACCTCTGTATATTGATGGTGTCTACGCATCTCAATAATGTCATAGTCCTGTCTGAACTCAACAACATTACCTGATTGATTGCAACGAAACAAAGCCATATAAATTCCTTTTGAAGAAAGGGGGAACAAGTCCCCCAATCTTTAGACCATACGAACTACAACTAGTCGTAAGGTGGTTGATGCTAGGTCAACAGTGGAGCCAGATTCATTTTGAACACGGAATTTGACAGTATTTGCGGCTGAGACATAACCTGTCACAGTCAAACCTACCAAATCTACGCCCAAAGATGCACCGATAACCATGTCTCCCAAGGCAACGCCTGGGATCGTAATGTCATCAGTCTCACCTGCTCCATCTACCAAAGAACCAGCGTCTAACGTGGCTCTGACAGACCATGTATCGCTGAAAAGACCACGAAATTGGTCATTTCCTCTGCGTGTCGTTACTGCGGATGCGGTTGGCATTTCAATTTCTCCTAATTAGTTAAAAAAAGTCCCCCCAGTTACGGGGGGCGCAACTGCAATTAGGCAGGAACTAAGAGAGCAAACATAGAGGCAGACTTCGCCGCACCTGTGCTTGCCGCAGAACGCAGAATCTGAACGCCATACAACGTATCAGATGTGAACAGCGTAGCAAGATACTCTTGCTTGTACTGAACTTGTGAACGAACACCGATTTGCTCAACAAGAACCAAAGACTCTTTGTGTCCCATCAAACAAACCCGTGCGCCCGCAGAGCCTGACGCTGTGTCGCAATTGCTTGAGACAAACACAGGGATGCCATACAAGTTACCGATCTCACCAGTACGGATGGTATTGTTAGTACCGCCAACAAAGGCTTGCTCTGTGTAACGAGCCAGACCCATCAAAGTGTTGCGACTTGAGGGTGGGATGATGAAGAAGCGACCATCCATAGGAGTGTCGGTATCGTCAAGGCGTTGGATAGTTCTGCGAATAGCGGCATCGGTCAAAGCAGACTCGTTGTTGCTTGCGGCAACATAGGCTGTTGTTCCATCACCACCAATGAACGCACCAGTTGCGTAGGCGTTTGTGCCAGCACCACCATTGGTTGAACGTCCCAAGTTGATCAAGTCTGTATCGACTTGCTTTGCCAAGGAGTAACCAGCGTCTGCTGTGTAGAAGTTGCGTAGGCTGTTTAAGGCTTGTGCTTCTACGATGTCTTCGATCAAACGGCTATATTCATAGTGTTTGTCGATTGCTACCTGAACTTCAGACTCGGTTGCCGCAATCAGCGTAACCTGTGAACCCGCCGCCTTTGCAGACGCAGAGCCACGGGTAGGAGCGGGGACGTGAACTGTGTCACCCTTCTTACCCTTGAAGTTCATCTTCATAACCAAGTTGGCTAAAACGAGGTTCTTTTTGTAAGCCGCAACAATCTCATCACTCCATATTTCAGGAATGAAGGTTGCCGCAGTCGTGACTGTCACATTATTTGTACCTAAAGGCATGATAAATCTCCAAAAATCGATAAGTTAACTATTTGACCCGACCTTCTGCGTAGGCTTGCATGATTTCATCACTCAAGGCTTCGTATCTGTTTGGATCGCTCATTTTCAGCCGAATAAGGTCAGCCCTTCTGTATACCCTTTTTCCTGATTCCCCACTTCCACCTACATCCACACTCGCCGCCTTCAGGTTAGTCTTGCGTGTGGTTTCACCCACATCACTCGTCTGTTTAGCCCGAACACCTTGCAATTGCTTGTAGGTTGAGATCAATTCATTGGCACTATCGTAGTCAAATTCACCATCTGCTTTAGCATAAAGACCTAACCTTACGGGACTAGATTTCACCCAGTTCACAAAGTTTGGGTCTTGAGCAATCTGACCATAGTCGGGATGCTCTTGCGCTAATTTTTGCTGAATCTGCATCTTTTTGAACTCTTGAGCCGCTTGTCGACCCGCAAGTACATCTGGATGGTTGTCTACTGTTTGCCGAATTGCCTCTTTTGGGTTCTCAAAAAAGTCTACTTCTTGCCGTTCCTCTTGAATAGGTTGCTTGTTAGAGGAGAGGTTTTGCTTTATGAGTTCATCTGCTAGTTTTCGTACTTCACCAACTTCTTGAGCCTGTTTACCAATCAACTTTTCAGCCTCTTGGTGCATTTTGACAACCTCTTCAAGAGTTTTCTCCCGATATTTTTCGGGTAACTCTGCTAGGGGTGCAGTCTCAGGGAGTTGTTTTTGCTGTGATTGCTCAACAACATCTAACTCACTTGGCATCTCGTCTTCTTGATCAATCAACATATTTTTACCTTTTCCTGCCGTTATCGGTTCTAGGACATTCAACTCGCCACTTTGGGTTAAGAGTTGTTTCTTTGCTCCCATTTCAACCTGTCAAGGTGCTTTTTCTCGAACTTCCCATGCTCAGATGGGAAAGAACCAGACCACCCTTCCAACTTGAAGTTGGGTGCGCTAATGAGGCGGTTGGCTGTTGCTCCGCACTCACATAAGAAATCCCGTGTCTCATAATCACAGAATCTCTCACTAATATGCCCGTTTTCACAGGCAAAATCAAATAATCTTTTCATTCAATTCCTCGTATGCTCTTTCGCTGACCTCTTTCAAGGTTCTCAGCCAAGTCAGAATTGACAACTCGCCCTTCTTGAAGTGCAAGGTTTGTTCGTCAGGGATTGTACTGATATTGTTCAAAGATTCAATCATTGTGTCAATATCTTCCATTAAGTCTTTCCACCCCTCCTTTGACATCAAGTCAAAGCGGGCTTCATAGTACTTTTGGAGTTCTGGGGTCATGGTCTTTGTTGTGCCGCCACTTGCGCCTGATAAGCCGCTATTACTTCATCTGTCCATGCGGCATTACATATTGCCACCACTTGAGCAGGTTGACCTGTTAAGTCTTGTGCTGGTGTTAGGCTTGTACGATGGTATGTCTGTGCTATCTGCTCACCATCTTTTAGGATTCGTGTTGCTTCCCGATACAAGACTATGCCGTTTTCTGTGACTGTGATTTGGTCTACGACCTTGGTTTCTGTAAGTGCCATTTTGATTTCCTTTTAAGTTAAGTGTCCGACTAACGAATCCACGCTAGTTAATTAAACCCTATATGTAAGACTAAAAATTAAAACGCCTGCGGCATCATAAGATACTCCAGACGAACCACCGCCATTAACTAGATAATAATCAACAGTCGTAGCATTTGAGTTCATTACTGCTTGAACAAAACTGTTTGCTGTATATGCAATGTTGTCTAAATAAACACTCGCTACTGGTATATATGAACCTGCTGAAGTAAAAGGTAAATTAGCTACTCTTAATTGCCCTGTTCCTGTTCCGCTTGTATAAATTAAATAAACATTTACATAAACAAGATTGCCTATTTTTGTATAAGCTCCTAGTTGGTTACTATATGTCGCAGTTCCAGCAGAAGAAACTCCTTGAACAGTCGGAGTGAATGTTCCTTCCTCATAATCATCCAATGTGTTTGCGTCAGATGATGTTACCTGTGTGGCTGGAAAGGCTATACCTGAGTTTTGTAATACCGCACCTGTGCTTTGACCCCCTGTTGTCGTTTGATACGCAACAGATGTTTGGCTGGTACCAAAAATAACTTTTCCAGCACCAGAATTTGATGAGTTAATAAAATTAACTAGTTCACCAGCCGTACTAGCGTTTGTGGTTTGAATACGCACACCAGCATTTGCGCTACTGTCAAAACCAACTTGTAATGGCCCACCGCCAGCGCTTGGTACTCTGTTAACACCAACTTGTTGGCTAGTATCAATAGTGACCGCAGTAGTACCACCAGACTGAATCGTAAGATTTGTAGCAGATGCGCTTGAAAACTGATTGATAGTAGGTGTTGTTAGTGTCTTATTAGTCAGCGTATCTGTGGTTGCACGACCCACTAAGGTGTCGGTTGATGTTGGTAGGGTCAGAGTACCAGTATTAGAGATTGTGCTGATTACAGGAGCAGTCAGGGTCTTGTTTGTCAGGGTATCAGTCGTTGCCCGACCCACCAAGGTATCGGTTGCCGCAGGGAGGGTTAGGGTGGTAGTACCAGCCACCGCAGTTGCCTGCAATGTGGTTGTCCCTGAAGTCGAGCCAGAGAGTTCAACCGCATTGGGTTTAAGACTTACAGTTGTTGCCATATCTTTCCTTTATGGTGTTCCATTCGAAACAATGTTCGATGCAGAGGTAATCACCCCCGTTGATGACATTGACGCAATTGTAGTTGCGCCATACTTGAATATCAACTTGCCACCACTTTCTTCAATCGTGAAGTTAGTAGTTAAAAGTTTGGGAGTGGAGGCGGCAGTGCCTGTCGTGTTCTGGTTTAGCGTAGGAATGTCTGATGCAACAACCGCCCTGAATGTTGGCACTCCAGCAGAGCCATTTGGAGAGGCTAAGACAAAGTTTGCAGTCTTAGACGCATAGGGGTTGAGTGTGTCACCATAGCCAGCAGACAGAGAGATGGCAGGAGTTGCTCCTCCGCTAGATGCTACGGGGGAAGTGCCTGTTACAGAAGTTACAGTTCCTGTAAATTGGTCATTTGAGGTAACTGTAAAGTTTGGATATGTTCCCGTAATGCTTGTCGTTCCCGCACCCGTCAAACTCACAGTCTGATCTGGTGCAGAGTTTGTGATTGTGAAGTTGGGATAAGTACCTGATGTGCTGATTCCCGTACTTGCAGTCAAAACAACTGTTTGATCTGGCGCAGAGTTTGTAATGGTTAGAGTTCCAGAAGTGGTGATTGGGCTACCTGTGATGCTGATGCCTGTGCCAGCCGTTGCCGCAACACTCGTAACTGTGCCTGTCCCTGCGCTCACATTAATTGTTACATCATCGCCTGAGTTGGTTGCCGTGACCGCCGCACCCACAAAGTTCAGCGTCTTCACGCCACTCGTGATGCTTGTTCCCTCATCCTTGACAGCCACCGCCCCATTGGTGGACATGGTGCTAATGACTTTGATCTTCTCAGCAATCTCAGGAGAGACAACCTCACCCACGCTAATCTCTTTGCCTGTGGACAAGGTGATAACGAGTGAACCATCAAAGTCAATCTTGGCATCTGTAACAGATACACCATCTTGACCATCTAGACCATTGTCACCCTTATCGCCTTTGTCACCCTTTTCGCCCTTGGCTCCATCTTTGCCAATGCGCCCATCTTTTCCATCCTTGCCATCTTTACCATCTACCCCGTTCTTTAGAGTAGAGGCTTTTGCTTGGATTGAGGCATCAAGTTCTTGGAATCTTGTCTCCAAATCAGACTTAATCTTCTTAAATCCTTGGATGACAACCTCTGCACTCTTGCCAATAGTCTCTTTTCTTACATAATCTAACTTCTCTTGGGCTGACTTTTGCAATGCAGACACTACTTCCATCTGCTCATCAGCAGACATTCCATCAATCCCTAGTTTTCTCTCTAATTGGTCTAAATCCATCAGGATAGTTCCTTGGAAAGCCTGTCTAGGAAGTCATTTTCTACCTTGCCACGCTTGTCTGCCATCTGTAACTCAACAATCTTGCTCTTATTCTTGATGTCAGCCTCTTTGAGCATCAAATCAGCAATCTTGACTCGCTTGTCAAACTCTCTCTGATTAGCATCAGCCTCATTTGGCAGATTCTTAGTCAAAGATGCACTCATCTTGGCTTGCACCTCTTGTGGCATGAGTTGCGCCTCAGTCATTAACTTCTGAGCCTCTGCACGATTCTGTTCTGCCTGAGTAGTTTGCACCGCAATCTGCGCTTGCGCCGCTTGGAGTGCCAATTGTTGTTGCACTTGTTGCATTTGTTGCGCTTGTGGGTCAGGTTGAGCCATCTTATCAAGCATTGCAATCAATTCCATCCTATTGGACAGACTCGAATTAGCCAAAATTCCTTTGAGAATCACAGGCAAGACAGGGGTGTTAGGCCCGAGCGTCTGGAGTAGCCCAATGAACTGCTGTTGTTCGTACTCTCTAGCAATAATGCCAAGGGTGGCTGTCGGTATGAAGTTCATATCCACAGAAGGATAGCGTTCTGGGTCAAACTGCATATAGCGAAACGCCGCCTTCTTGATAAACGGAATCAAGAAATCCTCTTGGAAGTTCACCAAAGTGCGCTTGTACTTCTTGATGATGGAGGCAACAGCCATAGACATACCGCCTTGACCACCATCACGGGCAACATTGCTGATCATGCCTTGAGAATCAAGCGTTCCCGTTGCTTGGAGGAGCATCCTCTCAAAGTCTTTGGCAGTAGCCAAGTTGTTTGGGTCAGTTTGACCGAACTTGAAGGGATACAAAATCTCAGATGGTGCGCCATTGGTGAGGATCGCCTTGCCAGGCTTGACCTCAAACTTCATTCCCCTTGGAAGTCGTGTCGCATCCATCGCAATCATGGGGGAAGTAGTCAGAGCCAAGGAATCTAGGTGGCTTCTAGTCTGTGCGTCAATAGCCTTTTGCATATTGAACGCTTTTTCGACTGTGCCTCTGCCCAACAATCTGTTTGGAACTGTGTCATCTTGGTAACTTAAAACAGGTCTGTCCTTCATCATGTAAGGATTGGCTTCTGCTTTGAGGAGTTGGTCATCATTGGCAATCACCACAATGGCTTCTACCAAGTCTGCATACTCTTCTGCCTCAGAGTTATCAGGAAACAAGTCAACAATTTCCTTGTTTTCCTCTAAATTCTCTAGAAACTCCCTTGGCACTAAGCCATAGTAGGTGAGCAAAAGCACCTTGTCATCTTGGTATTGGGAGACTTCTTGCGTAGGCTCGAGGTTGGAATCATCGCCAGAAGTGGTGATGTTGACCTTCCTATAAATACCAGACTCAATGCCTTGCACAATCTTGTGAATAGAGACATATTTCTCTATCGCCACACCAAGGCAGTCATCAATGCTCGTTCCGTTGGGGTCGAACAAGAAGTTCTTTGGGTTGACAGGCATGATCTTGACACCAATTCTGTCTTTCTCTAGCACCCCAATCGCCGCTTGCCCTTGCATATTGGGTATCGGTTGGGTGGAAGGCACATACTCCTTCTCAGTCTTGACAATGATCTCGCCAATACCTGTGCCATAAATCTCAGCCATTAACTCAATCTGGTCAATACTCTTTCTGATCTTGTCTTTCTTGAAGTCTTCAGTCAGTTGCGCCTTGATCATCTCCACATCAATGGGGTTTCCATTGACATCTTGGATGTTGTCTTCAATGTCAAAGAAGTCGCCTTGACCAAAGATTGCTTCCATGATCTCGGCATGGCGAGTCTCAACCGCTTGTTGCGTGGCTGGGGTGACTATGCGTGAACGCTCAGACTCACGGGTCTTGTCCTCCGCCGCCCACTCGCCACGAAAGATGCGCTCGTACTCAAGGTAAGAGGGTAGATAGTTGGTATCTCGATAGTCACGCCATCTGTCGCAATGGTCAACAACAAAAGCAACTAGGTCTTTGTCAGACTGCGTAGGCTCGTCATAACTGCCTTGGTCTTCGATCTTTACTTCTTTGTCTGTTGCCATAATTTACCTTGTAGTATCAGCAAATGGGTCACGATACATTGGATTGACTTCAGGAATCGGAAACCTTACATCGTGCGTTGTAGCAAATGGGTCTTGTCCTTTTTGTATCCTACTCATGGCAAACGCTTGTGCTTTGTCATAAATATTTTGTGTCGGCTCTGCGCCAGATTGTAGAAGAGAAATCTCTTCTGCTGTTAATGTTGGCACAACCAATGGATGCCTAATTAGTTTTCCATCAAGTTCAAACGCAGAAGACAACTCCGTCATTGTCTTGCCCTCTTTGCTTGGTATCCCACCAAAATAACCAAGGCGTTTAGGCTCAAACTGATCTTTAACTGATTCGCTATATCTAACACCAAAGGGAGCAATGCCCATCCCACTAGGACTAAGAAAATCAGAAAACAACCCTAATATGGTGCTATCTGCCACATTACACTCCAGAAATTATGTCCACAGGCTCCCACTCATCTTCTTGTACATCTTCAAAGTAAGAGGTGACCGCTAACTGATCTATGTAACTCAACGCATCTGGTAGGTCATCATGCACCCCTTGTGCTGGGAACAGCAACAACTGATCCTTAAACTCATCCCAATCCTCTTCAGAATTAAGAATAATGCGCCCATGCTCAAACCGACCTTGGAGGCTCCAGATAATCCTGTCAGCCTTTTTCCTATTACCATGCGTCAAATCAACTATGTGCGAATATACATTATTTTTACGCATCAAGTCACTAAGGTAGGGCAGAACCGCATTTTTTAACGCACCCCTCTCTATCCCAACCGCCAAAGGTCTGTAATCCCTCATCTTTAGCAATATGGTAGATGCCGTCTCCCTTATATCCCATCTCCCATACACAATCTCTTTGACAAACCACTTCCCCTCATCCGTGACCTTCACCACCGCAATAGCCGTCTGATCCAACCTCTTCTTTGAGTTAGCCGCTTGCTTTGCCACCTCTTCAAAGCCAGCCAAGTCACACGCAATGTAGTAACTCCCATACTGAGGTTCTTCCCCATACTTCAACCACTCTTCCTTGAAGATGTTGCTCCCCGCATTGGTGAAACTAGCCATGTACTCTTGCTTGAAGGCAAAGGTAGATAAGGTCTTCTTTGCAGATTCAATCTCTACTGGGTCAATCAATGGGTTGTCTTTGGTAGTGAAATGCCACGACTTCCAATCAGGATCGCTCTCCTCATTACCCAATTTGTAGAGGTCATAGAACCAGTTTCTCCCCTTGGGTGTTCCTATGAACATCGCTCTGCCCTTCTTGTCTGACAAAGAAGCCCTGATAACT